TACGAAGCATCTGATTCTGAAGCTGCAAAAACATATGTAAACATCATCGCAGTAAAAGAAGGCAACGAAGACAGTGATGCAATCAAAGCCTTAGTAAAAGTTCTCAAATCTGATGATATCAAGAAATTCATCGATGAGAAATATGATGGTGCAGTAATTGCGTTTGAATAAATAGGAATTTGCCGCAGGCAAAAAGACGCCCCCGAAGAGAGTCTTCGGGGGCTGTGCTTTGGCTGCGGCAAATTCCTATTTGATGCTTCTATACCTACATCGGTGAGCACTCCCATTACCGGTCGGTATGGCATGGAGAAGCGTTGGGAGAGATAACGCATTGCCGCTCCGGTCTCACCATCAGGACAATGCTAAAATATACAGACAAAATTCTATAAAAATATAACTTTGGTAATGTGCTTTTCTTTATCAATGTATATTTCTTTGATGATGCCCTTCCAAAAGGCTTTTTTATGCTGCCGATCAAGGGCATCATACATTCCTAACCAGTTAGATTCTCCTATATCAATCATTTTTCTTAGTTGCTGTATCTGGACAACTTTAGACTCTTCCTGTAGGAGTTTTATTTCTTCTTCGAGAGCTGTGTAATTCTTATCATAATAATCCGTTCCGATTCTGCCCTTTTGAAATAAAAAATTCAGTCGCTGCATTTCTAGCTGGATGCTCTTAATACGGTTTTTTCGTTGCCTTGGTTTATCTTTTGCTTCCTGCTCAATATCATAAATCCGTTCGTGGATAAGCCTGAATAGATTAGCTCGCAAATAATCCTCTATTTTTCGCTCTGAAAGTGACGGATGTGGGTGCCTGCCCTCTCCCATGTAGTATTTCGAGCAGCGATATGCAGGATGGATTGTCACCCCGCCATCTTTTCTGTGATACTTCCCGGAAAGCCCAGAAAGTTTTTTGCCACACCAAGGACAAACAATCATAGAAGAAAATAAATATACAGTACCGGTCATTACTCGTTTGCGCTGTGATTTCACAGCCAGAATTTTTTCACGCTGTTCTGCGTTGATGTACGGCTCACAGAAGCCTTCGATTCCGAAAAGGGTTCCAATGTATGCCGGGTGTTCAAACATGGCGAGAAGCTGGTTCTCTGTTGGTGCATCGTCCCCATAAATATCTCTCAGATAATCGAGGGTACCCCACTTGTTAAAAGTAGATAAATATTTTTTAAATGCAGCCTCTACAATCTCAGACTGATCAGGATTTTTAATTACATTTTTTTCATCATCAATCATGTAGCCAAATGGTATGGATCCCGAAATAGCCTTCTTATGACGTTTCTTGTAGTCAAATACCGTTTTGATACGTTCGCTGGTACGATCTGCTTCATTTTGGGACACAGAGAGCATGATATTGATCTTGAGCTGACCGTCAGCAGTTGAGGAATCATAATCCTCGAGAATTGTTCTCCAGGAACAGTTGTGGTTATCTAATATCGCTTGCGTATTATGATAATCCTTAACAGATCGGAACCAACGGTCAAGCTTGGTAACCAGAATGATGTCCACTTTATCTTTTTTTACATCTTCCAGAAGTCTCAATAATTCTTTACGATCCCCCATCTTTTTTCGAGCAGATATACCTTCGTCTTCGTAATACCCTACAATTTCGTATCCTTGACTGACAGCATATTGCGTTAGGAGTTCCTTCTGAGCTTCAAGAGAGTGCCCTCTTTCGACCTGCAGCTCGTGCGATACCCTGTCATATATAGCACATCTGATTTTTTTCTCCATGCATTATCCCTCCTTTGTGTCAGAGTCTGACACTGTCCGGATAAATTCTTGCATCATTATTGTGAGCTGGCCTGCACAGCTTACACCCGCCTTTTTACAGGCGGCAGCATAAGCATCTACGATTTCCTTTCTCAGCTTATAAGACTTAGAGACAAGTCCGACTTTCTGTTGATATTTTGCTGTTGCTTTTGTTTGAGCATTCGCTGACATTACTTATTCCTCCATTTCAATATAAAAGCCCATATAAGCTTTACGATACCTATTGTAATAAAAAAGATTCCTAACTTAAATAACATGCTTTACACAGATGGGTGTGTGTGCTATATTTTTTTATAAAGAAGGGCTTTCACCCTTCTCGTAAGCTATTGAGTGGTTACTTAAATAGCTTGTCCAGAATCAATAAGATGATTCCAATCAAGAGGTTCACTATCGCTTCAGCGGCCAGGCTTTTATAGTTGATAGTGGACTTCTTTTTTCTTTCGTGTTTCCCCATCTGATTTCTCACCTCCTTACAAGTATAGTATAACATAGGGTAGACCCTATGTCAAGAGAAAAAAAGCGAACTATTGTGTTGGAGTCTGACACCGATTTTAAATAGATTCCAATATAAAAAATCCCCTCAGTATTAGCGGTACTGAGGGGATTCCTTTTTGTGTATACTTTGCACATTCTGTTCTTTTCTGACTTCAATATATCATAATGAGATAGATGATTCAAGCACACTTTGAATGTATACAAGTATTGTTCAATTATTCATAAGAAGTTTATCTTTCCAATTAACAGGAAAGCCAAGAGTAGAAAGTAACTCGTCAGGAGATAATACATTTTTTCTAGAAGATAAATTTCTTATAGCAATATCAATATCCTTAACTAATCTCCGAAACTCTTTCTTTGAAAGAGTGAGTTTTAAACAAATCATGACAGCAAATAAATCTCGTTTTCCACATATATATTCACCACTTAGATTTCTCTCAATACCCATCTGTGAATGAAGTCGGGTGTTACAAAGTGGACGCTTGCTTCTATAACAAAATAATCGGTTACCATGTGCGTTAAAATTTCTAACAGAAGAAACGTAAGTTAAAATGCTCTCCAATTCATTATCTGATAAACGAAAAATCTTAGAAATAGTCTGACGTTCATTTTGTTTCATTAGGCTATAAAATTTACTGATAGTTCCCAGTGTAAGAATATTGTTTAAAACCCACAATGGAAGATACCCATAAGTATTTAGATAATGTTCTATACTGGGGTCAGAAACGCGACTAGATATTTGTCGTTGAATTTCAGCAATTAAAGCTGTAATGTTTTTACTAGAATCCTTTCGAGTAGTGTCGAAGTTCTCGTATGTAAGATAATGAGTCTCAGGGTGTTCTTGCGGAAAATGATAAGCAATTAAACTTTTTATATTTGCTTCGAAAGGAAGAATATTGTGTAGGAAAATTTCGCGGAGTTTTTGATCGAAAAGATAAAGGTTATATATTTCGTTAACCGTAGTGCCAGATTTAAATTTATCTTTTTCTTCCAGGAATAAAGAACCATAACCGTTTATGAGATTATAATAACCAATACGCTGTAATTTTTTCTTTGCAAAACTCTTACTACCCGGTTCGGAAAAGTCAATGCCGCGAGATTCTAATAATTCCAATAATTCATCGTGACTTTTAAAAGGCTTATCATTCATAGTATCTCCTTATATTAAAAGACCCCGGGCCCGAAGGACACCGGAGTACGTTCCATAATATTATATATCTAATCGGAAAAAATATTCTTCTTAGTGGCTAAATAATATCATAGTAAAATATAAAAGTCAATCAAAAGTAAACTTTTTGATTCAAAATAGAGTGTTTTTGAATCAAAAATGATAAAAATATTCTCCTCACATTGCTTAGAGTCTGTTAAACAAACGATTTTTGGTGTCAGACTCTGACACACAAAAACTTCTACAGAAAAATCGTCCAATTTTAAAATCTGTTATAATTCAGATAAATTTCAAATCAAGGGGGTCATTTAAGAATTGTCAAAATATAAATAAAACATGCAGACCACAACGGTAACCAAGCCAAAAAAATGGGGCTGCCGCTTTACGAAAATTCATTTGTTAAAGTGACAGCCCCTTGAGTCGAGCAATAAAGTAAGATTATTGAATGTTACTGGATATCAATATGTTCGACAGTAGCGGCCGGAATAGTAATATTTCCACCCATAGTAGACTGATATGTGATCAGACCGATAGATGTTCCGTAGAAACGAATCTCATCATCCTCTAAAATACGGGATTTAAGAATAGAAGAATCATATCCGATTAACATAATTTTATCATAATCGTCGCTTGTAGCGATTCGCAACTGTGTTTCCCCACTGTCGGAATCTTCCATTACTTGCAGAACCTTACCCGCAAATGTAATGTCTTTACCTGTGTAATCATCAGGAGTACGTGCTAGTTGATCGTAAGTAATCTCTGGATTCCAATTTTCTTTCTTATATGATTTCTTTTCCTTTGCTTTCGAAGTAGATTTTTTCTTGGCTTTAGTAGCAGCCTCTGTAGCAGCTTCCGTAGTAGCCTCCGTAGCAGCCTCTGTAGTAGTCTCCGTAGCAGCCTCTGTAGTAGATTTAGTCGAATTGCTAGAGCTATTCGAAGAAGAATCATCACCACCATCGGAAAGAGCTCCTAATATAGCAAGAACAACAATTGCAATAATAATCCATTTTAATTTGCCGCTCTGTTTCTTCCTGCAATTTGGACAGATTTTTGCTTTGGCATCAATTTCTGATTTGCAATATTTGCAAATTTTTGTTTTCGTTTCTTTCATAATTAACTCCTCCTTGTGTATATTTGTTAAAAATTTAAAAGTTCCTTTTTGATTATACTACAAAACATTGAATAAAGGTATAAAAACATTAGTAAATTAGTCAGTATACTAAGGATAAGGAAGTGCCCGGTTTTATTTTTTGACTAATCTGTCATTATATTATAGAGATGAATAAATCTAAGCTAAAAGTAGGAAAATATGCGAAGGAGGGTATGATGAGAATACTTTTAGCGGAGCAAATGAAAAGAAAGGGATTATCGTATAGACAGTTAGAAATTTTAACCGGCATCAGTAAATCTACGCTGCATAATATCGCCACAGGTAAAAGAATACCCAGGATGGACACAATGGAGAAGCTGGCGGAGCATTTGCATGTAAAAATAGAAGACTTATACGAATCAGAATACAAATGAAAAAAGTGTCCACGTTTGTGGACGGGACGGTTTTTGTGGTGCGAAATATGATACAATTTAGGAAATGAGTTAACAGAAATTACAAGTTGACGAAAATATGTTCGAGTTATATAATGAAAGAAATCGAACATATTTTCTGGAAAGAAAGGGGCACGCAAAATGAAGAAAAAGGAAAGGGTAAAAGACTATGGGAAATTGATTATTGATTTGGTAGATAAGATTGACGACCAGAACAAACTGAAACGCATATATCAATTTGTGAAATACATATATGTTCATTTCTAGAGAAAAGAAAAAGGAGCTTTACACTAAGAATAGTGCGAGCTCCTTTTTCTTATTCTTTTACAAATATTTTTTTAATTTGTTTTTTGATTGCATCTCTGGCATCTGCCGGAAGTCCCAAGTAAAAATTTAAAATGTCTCGATCGTCATCGTCCAAGTCATACTCGATACACAGCTCATCCAGAATAGTCTCTGGTAGATCTTCAAACATTTCGCCATCGCCATATGTCAGGTAATCGTAATTTACCTTATATTCACGGCAGATGGAAAGAATCATTTGCTCAGTAACATTATTGATTCCATTTTCAATACGACTAACAGTTTGTTTTTTTACACCAAGCTTTTCACCAAACTTGTCGAGTGTGAGACCCAATGCTTTACGAATTTCTTTTACGCGCTCGCCTTGCGTCATTTCTTTTTCCTCCTTTCTCTTAAGTACACAATACCATGACAGAACAGAAAGGTCAATAAAAAAGTTCCGTAAAGTGACAAAAATGCATTGACAAAATCAATTAAGGTGACTATAATGTAAATATACGGAACAGGAAGCGAGGTGAGAACATGACAACGACAACAAAGAAAAACAATATCGAGGAACAGAAAAACGATTTAAGAGAAATGGCTTCTTTACTTAAAGAAATGAGCAAAGAAGAAAAAGAAAACTTTAAATACTTCATGAAGGGCATGAATTTAATGGCTGAATTGATGACGGCTGAGAAAGCCGGATAGGAGGCAGATATACATATGAAGAAAGAAAATAATCCAAAAGAACAGACAACAATCCGTCTAACCGTTCGAATCCCGGATGAATTAGAAAAGCAGGTAAGGGATGAAGCGGAAAGACGGGGATTGAGTATAAACCAAATGATGATCCAGATGGTTACAAGATATCTTAAAGATCATCAAGATTGATAGGACCATTTTTTTGTTCGTATTCTTTAATACGTTGCTTAACCATAAGCTCAATTTCTTTATTTGCGGAACGTCCATTTTCTTCTGCAATATAGCGTATTTTTTGCAGATATTCTTTTGGCATACGCAAAGTATAACGTGGTAAGTTTGATGGCATATGAGTCCTCCTTTCGTTGTAACGTTATTTTGACGCAATTATAACATAAAAAATATGTAAAAAAAATATATTGACGCAAAAGTGACGCAATGTTACAATGGAAACAGAAAGGGGTGACACAAAAGTGACGAATAAGAAAAGATTAGGATTGACAATACCAATTGTATTACATAAGAAGTTGCAGGATAAAGCAAAGTACCAGGGTAAAACAATCAATGCTCTGTGTTTAGAAATCTTCTGGGAGTATTTCGAGAAGAAAGCAGGATAGGAGGAGAGATGAGAAAATTATTTAAGAAGAAAGATTTAGGAAATGATTCATTTGATTTGCTTGGGTGGGTGATGAATCGTTTTCCTAATCTTCCGTTATACATTTCATTGATTGCATTAGCCATCAGTGTTTCAATGGCTTTAGTTAAATAAAGATCCCTAAGATTAAAGTGTGAGGAAGTAAAGATGAAAAAGCAACGTAAAAATTTATTTGGAAAGATTACGAAAGGTCTTTCTGTTCTTCCATCGGCTGTGTCATTACTTGCAGTAACTACAAGTATTGTTTCGGCTCAGATGGGAGAAAAGGACTTGTTAATAAAAGCTTTAACGACAGCAGTGATAGCCCTGCTGGTTGATGAAGTTTTAATGCGTATGGCATTCAGAGCAGTGGGTATATGGATTAAGAAAAACCAGATAGTGCCCTCAGACGAAGAAATATCTTCTTGCATACTGGAGCTAGGCAAGAAGATATTTCAATAAAGATAGAAATTAATCAGAAAATACAGAAAGATTTAATGAGATTATCAAGGACTCCAACAGCCACTTGAGAGACTCCTTTAAGGGAAGATATACCAATTTCATAACAAATTTTTTTGGTAGTTTCTAAAACTTTATTTGAGGATATTGTACCTAAAAATTCATGGCCGGCATATGTAAGTTCATTTATGGAATAGATGCCGGGAACAGTTCTTCTTGGAACGGTCACAGTGGTAATGTCAAGATATCCAGCTTCATAGAGCTTTAAACAAGTGTATTCGAGTTGGTTCTCAGAATAGTGAATTTGGCTTGCTAAGTTAGAAATCGTAAAGGTTTCTCCGAAAGCTTTATTTTCGACAGCAGCAAGGATGTCTTTTACGCAATCAATACTTAATCTCATAATATTGTCTCCTTTTATTTTTTATTAAGGGAATTATAGCAATAAAAGGTAGATGAAACAAGTTGATAAATAAGCTTGGAAGGCTACAGAATGAAACCCAGACGAGCAATCCTGAATACTTTAAAGAAGGAGGTGGTTGTGATGGAATTACATACAAATCCGGACGGAACAACTTGGATGGATTGGGGAGACTCCAATTCGGAAGAGCTTACAGACAGAGTCCACAACTTGTTACACGCATTATTAGAAGACCAAGAAGAGTGCAAACTTAAATTGACGCGGAATTTAGAAGCGGAAGAAAGACGAAGAAATGAGAAAAAATAAAAATGTGCCCTTAGAGGGAGCGCTAACTCCTGATGGGCACATAGCAAATAAACCACTTAAAGTATACCTCACGATGAGGAAAAAGAAAAGGAGAAACCACATGATTAAAGCAAATTTAAAGAAAAATATCATCGAAGTAGCCGGAAACGACATGGATCATCTGAGTGAGCTCATGGCACTTACATGGGAGCTGAAGGAAAGATATCCAGAGTTGCGCGGGCTGATGAAGGAATCATTTGACACGGTTATGAATGCAAAAGAACGTCCGATTTTTGAATCGGAAGAGAAATTTACCCGGGATATGCGAGAACTCTTTGGAGCGACGAACGAACCGGAGGAATCCGTATCGCTGGATGAAGAAGATATTGAATATATTCTTCTCAAAATTGCGGCATTAAAAAACACTGGCAAAGAAGCATCTTGTGACTTTTATAGCAACGGAAATGTTACCGTATGGATTTGGCGCAAATATTCTAAGGAAAAACGGTATATAGATAAATCGTTTGATTTTTATTTATACGAGAAGGGAAGAGTCGCAGAGACATCGCGCGAAGTTTATAACGAATGCATTAAGCACTTAGAGCAGTTGGCAGGCGAGGAAGATGATAATTAATTTTCTGCTTTATAAATACAAGCAAAATGAAACAGCTCTTAAGCTGCAGCCTGCGTCTCTGCTGTATCAGAGGCGCAAGGTGGCACTTGCAGAGTTAATTGCAATGGATATGAGAAAGAGGGGGCATCATGGCAATAGCTAATTTAAAAATGTCGCTTTTGCAAAACGGCAACTGGTTTATGTATAACAAAATATTGGCCCGAGCAATAGGAACTTGCCCGGCCGTTCTTTTTGGCGCGCTTTTAGAGTACAGTGATAAGACAGATGGAAAAGAATTCTATGCAAGTAGAGAGAAGTTGATGTTTAATACAGGTCTTCCGCGCCGAGAATATGATCGGTGCATGAAGGCTTTGAAAGAGACGGAAATTATCATAGTCAAAAAGAAAGGGCTGCCAGCAAGAAATTATTTTGTAGTCAATGAAGAGGTCCTTTTTGATTTAATACAAAAACAACTTGATAGCGAATCAGACGTGTCAACAAGTGGGAACAACGATGTACCAGAGAGTGGGTACAACGGTGTACCGACAGGCAGGAACAACGATGTACCAGAGAGTGGGTACAACGGTGTACCGACATATATAAAAAACAATAATAAAAATATAAATAATAAAAACAAGAAGAAGAAAAAGGACAGTTGGTTCACAAGCGAAAAAATCAATGCAGCCTTTGAAGACTTTTTGAAAATGCGTAAGTCAATCAAGAAGCCCGCTACCGATAGAGCAATATCTATGCTCGTGAATAAACTCAAAGAATTATCAGGGGATGATGAGGAACTTGCTGTAGCTATCATTGACAAGGCTATTTTGAAAAACTGGCTGAGTTTTTATGATCTTGATGAGGATGAGAAGAGGAAAATCAATCAGAAAATCAATCAGGGTAGTCAAAAAAGAGAACGGGAGGAATTGTCCGCAGAAGACAGGACTCAAATTGAGATGTATCTTGATGAGCAGAAACAGGAAGAGGACAAACACCTGCATAACGTACAAGATATTAGGGATATGCAGGTAAGTGAGGAGGTGCAAGATGGAGATACCGAAGAAGGGGAGCATATTTCCACTGAATACTCAAGCTGGACAGATAGATTGTATCGTCGTTTCGGCAAAGGAAATCAATACGGAGCAGGCAGACGGAGTGATGATGGAACTTATAATGCCGGGTTACACTGCACCGGTAACCTACTGGATTGATGACAAAGCGGTTTCAGCGGAAAACTATAAAAACCGCTCCTATCGCAGTTTAATGCCGAAAGAAAATATGGGCAAGAGCGCAAAAGAGTTCAATTGGAAATTATATGATGCAGACCTGACATTGCAAAAAAAGATATTAAATGCCTTTATCGTGAGTTTTGAAAAGTTCCGGAGAAACGGACAAGGACTTTACATAACATCAAGAAGCGTAGGGAGCGGAAAAACTCTTCTTGGCTGTATCACGGCGAACGAAATTATGAAACGCAATCGTGATGTTTCTGTAAAATACACTACCGCTAAAGAGTATACAGAGCTGTTAAAAGAAAAGAGCGATGAGAAGACGCTTAAGAAAAGAGAAATTGATGGCTGCACACTATTAATCTTAGATAATCTTGGAGAAAAGCAGACCGAATGGGAAAAAGGCGTAGTCAGAGATTTGGTTGATTACCGCGCAAAGTATTACAGACCTTGCATTTATATTTCCTCGGTGAATATAGAGCGGCTGTCAGAGAATCAGCATTGTACGGATATGATTGCTACCAGATCGAGCGTTATAGAATTGCCGGATATAAATATTAGACGCCGCCTGGATGAGGTACGGCAGAGCAGATTCTTAGAAGAGACTATGCAAGAATCTGCAGAAGTAGTTTTTTAAAACAAAAGGAGAAAAATGTATGGGAGCTAAAATATTAAAAGAGTTAGCACGATTACAAAAAAAGAATTGAAAGTGCCAAAGGATATGAAAAATGATTTAGAGACGGCATTGCAACTTTTAGAAAGTACAGGAATAGAGAGAACAAAGCAAAGAACAATCAGAGCGGAACTGAAAGCCAGAAAAGAAGTAGTTAATCCGGAAGTATTCCCAGAAGACTTAAGAAAGGATTGGGAAGATATGAGAAAAGCTGCAGAAAGGAGAAGAAAGAGATGATTGACGAAAAAAGACTCATTAAGGAATGTGAAGAGAGATTACTTGTAGGCACAAACGTAATTAAGCTGATTGAAGAGCAGCCTAAAATTTGTGAATGGATACCGTTAGAAGAAAAAACACCCGAGAACGGGGAACATGTATTGTTATCATTTGCAAATGAGAAGCAGAATCCACTTGTAGGTACTTGGAAAGTAGATGATGAGGGAGGAACTTTTTATGCTCCATTTACAGGCAGAACATATGCGTCTTTAGGCTATTTCGTAAGTGCATGGATGCCATTGCCGGAACCGTACAAACCAGAGGACATAAAAGAAGCACCTTGGAAAAATAGAGCATTAGGTGATTTCATGAAAGGAGCAAACAGATGATTAATCCATGCGTGAAATGTCCCGAAAGAGACCGTTGCGAGGGAATGAATCAGCCATGTAAGCAAGGTAAAGCTTACCAGAGATGAAAAGCTGGCTGTAAGAGAGTGGCGGAGCATACGAAACAGATGAATAAGAGAGCGAAGAAGGAGATATAAATGGATTGTCAGAAAATTTACGAAGCACTTAGGACGATAAAAGAAGTATGTGGAAGTTATAATGGTAATGCAGGTGTTGATTGTTGTGAGAAGTGCCCATTAGGGAGAGCAAACGGCACTTGCTGCGTAACAGGAAAAGTTCCGGAATGTTGGAATTTAAGAAAGCCGGATCCTGTTATCAGATTAATGGAGTAGAGACTATGAGTCACGAATACAGAATTTTAGAACGTATGCTCATTGAAGGACAAATAAGTCGTCAGGAGTTTAAAGAGAGAATAGATGCCGAATATGGCAAGCTGGAGCAGGAGCTTATGAACGATGAGATAACGCCTGATCAGCACGTAGAGAGATACAATGAGTTGATGAAAATGGAACCTCAGTCGTTTGGAGCACCGGTGTTACATGAACATATTTAAAGGAGCGGTAAAGATGAAACAGCTTAGTCTCGAAGATATAAATCTTGATATGATCCCGATTGAAGTATTGCAGGATGTTGATAAGCGAATAAGTGACTGGAGAGCAGCCGGAGGCAAAGACTCCGATGCATACATTCAGAACCAGTTAAGATATTTAAAACGAGTTGAATTAATAAAACGAGTTGAATTAATGATGAGCAATGCAGCGGATACACTCACATATTTTTAAACAGGAGGAAAATAAATGAGCATAACAGAAACAATAGTAATTATAGCAGCATTGATTTATACAGGATTTGTATTTTACACGCTCAGAAAGTGAGGTAGAAGATGCTAAGACCGATGGTACCAGCAGCGGAATTTGAAAAATACGGTTTTAAGCAATGTAAGGGAAAACGGTACGAAAATTGCTATTATCTTTGTGTAGCACGTGGCTGCGTAATGTTATTTGTAAGCGATGTCTGCTTTGCGGTAATCAGAATGAGCTGTGGTGGGATACGAGTAGTAATGGCTATGAAATCTATTGCCCACGTTGCGGAAAAAAGATGCTTCTCTGTGATGCCTGCTTACATGCAGAGGATAACAAAGGTCATAAATGTGACTGGAGCAAAGGAAAAGAATGTTGGAGGACGAGAAATGATTAAAAGTAATGGAAAAACCTTAGTAATTAGGGCGAATGGAGACTTAAAAAAAGATATGGCCGACAATCTTATTGCTTTTGGAATAATAATCACTGCTATGCAGGATGCTTTTCCAAAAGATTTTAAACAGGATGTGAAAACATTATTTGATTCTGTGCTTAATGCTGAAAATCCTATCAAAAAAGCGGAAGAATTAGCACAATGCTTTGATGAATAGTAGCTGGACACGCCTCTTTAGAGGATTTTTATACTTACACAGCAACTTGCTAACGGTTCCAAACACGAACGCGGAGCTATATGCCATTGATTCCTCCGGATTTCCGGAGGAGAAAGGAGCAAAACATGGCAAAAGAATTTAAAAGAAAGACAGAAATAGAATACATTAGCACATGGGAAAATCTCAAGCATTATATTGAGATTGGAGAAGCAAGAGAATTTTTTGGTGAGAATGCATCTATGGAAGTCCAGGTGGAAGACTTCGGAACGGTGGTTTTTGATGTCTTAGATTATGACAAGGAAAAGCTTGTAGATAAAAATAAAAAGCACAGTGTGACACTTGCAGTTCGGGATCTTATTTTTGACCCGATGCCATTTAGCAAAAATGGAGAAAATGGATGGGAAACTTCAGACATCAGACAATATATTAACAGTGAAGAATTTATTAATAGATTTGAACCAGAATTTCGTAATCTGCTTTGCAAGGTGTATAAAAATAATGAATGGGAAAAAGATACGTTGGATATGTTCTTCTTGCCATCCGTTGATGAAATAAAAGGCGAATATGCATTTTTTAAAAATGAAAAGAAAAAAGTAAAAATTACTCCAGAAGAGGAGAAAGACTGGTACTGGACTCGTAGTACCTACCGAGGCCTTGCGTACGGCGCCTGGTGCGTGAGTCCGTCCGGGCACATTATCAGCGGCCACGCAAGTTGGGCGTGTCGGATCTGTCCCACTTGTGTAATCGCAGCATAAACTTTTAATCGCGCCCCGCCACGCAGGGCGCAGAAAGGAAAAGAAGGATGGGAATTACATTCGGAAAAGCCTTGCAGGAGATAAGGGAATTAAAGGGATGCTCGAGAACAGATCTTGCCAGGCAAATAGAAATAAGAGCAGAGGGAATAAAAAAATACGAAGATGAACAAGTGAATATCACAGTAAAAAAAGCTGTTGAATTAGCGAATGTTTTAAAATGTGGCTTTGGCTGGGATAAAAAAGATTTTTTCTTTTATCCTCTCTGGGAAAAATCAAATCAACAAGAAAGTAATTTTGCTGATAATTTGAGAGATGCAAGGGCGATGAGAGGCTACTCACAAAAAGCACTTTCGGAAAAAACGGGAATTAATGTTTCAACGATAAGCAAATATGAAATGGGAAAAACGGTTCCAACGATTAAGAACGTCATAAAGATAGCAGAATCCTTAAAATGCACGTTCGGCTGGAATGGTAATGAATTTTGGTTTTCCCAACATAAATCCAAAAAGAAAAAAGAGAGGAGAACAAATTTATATGACTACTTACTTGATTAGATGGACCTTGTTAATGATTGTGATTGGCATAGGGATTGGAGTTATTGCAACAATATGTGTTGCCGTAATTTTAGCAAAGAGACAGGAAAAAAAGAGATGCTGAAATAGAAATGTATTGGAGAGATAAAGTACTGAATGATTTCATGAAAGGAGCAGGAAAATGACAATAGAAGAGGCAATCAGACATGCAAAGGTCACAGCAAAGTTAAAATATAACGAAGCTACGATGCACCGTTCGTATTTGGACAATGAACAATGTAATAATTGTGTTGAATGTGCCAAAGAACATGAACAGCTTGCAAGATGGCTTGAGGAATTAAAAATGTATAAGGAAAAAGCAACCCCAGAGAAGCCTACATATGAAGGCGATGGATATGCACCGGACGGCACTTTTGTATGGGACACATGGTTGTGTCCTGGCTGTGGAGCAAGTTATGAGGTTGATGTCGATAAATATGATTATTGCCCACACTGCGGTCAGAAAATAGAATGGGAGAACGAGATACGATGAAGAAAACAAAAGTAATAAAAGTATGGCCGTCAGCACATTTAGAAGTTAGAATCCATGCATCAGAAGAAATGGTGAAAGATTTTAAAAATTGTCAAAAAGGGTGTAGTGAATGTAGCTGGTACGATGTAACGATTGATGAGACGCCAGTGTGCTGGTTAGCTGATTTTAGAAAACATATCAAGAGACAGCTAGAAAAATAACGTGTCAGACTCTGACACTGAAAGGAATTGAATAATGAATACCGTTGAACCGATTAGAGACGAAGGAACTGTACAGGATATTGCAGACTATCTGAAAGCGAAAAACGAAAGAGACTACCTGATGTGGATGTTTGGCGTTTACACAGCTTTCCGGATCAGTGATATCTTGAGATTCCGCGTCAGAGATGTAAAAAACAAAAGGAGCATCGGACTACGGGAAAAGAAAACGGGAAAAGAAAGAAAATTCATTGTAAATAAAAGGCTGCAAAAGGCAATAGAACATTATATCCGGGACAAACCGGATTATGAATATCTCTTTAAATCAAGGCAGGGAGAAAATAAACCGATATCCAGGCAACAAGCTTATAATATCATAAAAGATGCAGCAGAAAAGTTTGGTGTAGAACATGTTGGAACTCATACAATGAGAAAGACGTTTGGATATCATGTTTATCAAAAGACAAAAGACGCTGTCATGCTAATGAAGATATATAACCACTCAGACATACATATAACTCTAAGATACATCGGAGTAGAGCAGGATTATATAGATGAGACTATGGCAGCGTTTGATATTATGTATTGACATTGACATAAAAAGTACATGTAAAAGTGAAGTACAAATAAAACGTAATTATATATAAGAAGAAATAATTTTAAAAGTAGTTGACAAAATAGCAGATATGTCAAACTGGAAAAGGAGTAACAATGATTTTTGTAGATATAGAAAAAAGACTAAAGTATGACACAACAAAAATGGAACTCGTATCAAAGAAAGTAAAAATAAGATCACATGATGAGTGGTTGGTACCGGGAACACTTGTACCTGGAGAATTGTACAGGAGTAGGAAAGGAAATTGGCTAGCAATTGAGAACTATGAAAATGGAACAAGCGCAGCATTTCCGGTTGATGAAAAAGAAGCACAGAATATGCTCCTTCGATATGATGTTGATAAATATGAGGAAATATTTGAAAAACTAGAGGAGGCATAGAATAAAATGCTATATGAAATGATTGGAAAGTGTATATTCTGGATACTGGTTATAGGACTCGTAGGTAATACAATCTATGTTATATATATTGGTATTCGGAATCTAATACTCAGGTATAAATGCAAGCATCGCTTTGACAAGCCACCAATTGCACAGTGTTATTGCAAAGACTGTAATTATCGTTTTTCAAATGGCTTTTGCACAAAGCGGGCAGAAAAAGTACAAGATGATAGCTTCTGTGATCAGGCAGAAACAATTTTGTACAAAAAGAGACGATATCTGTATAAGATGAGAAAACACATGGAGGAAAAGAAGAGTATTTGATATAATAGTAATATACAAAATAATGGTTTTTATGACAAAAAGGGGCGATGAAATATGAATGTGAAACGACTGCTGAGTGAGTATACAGATGCCTGTGAGCTGATAAAAGAAACGGAACAGGATATAAAAAGATTAGAGACAGAAAAAAGTACAGTTGTACACGACAAAGTAAAAGGAAGTATGAAAGAGTTCCCTTACACAGAACAAAGCTTCGTTGTGTCAGGAATACCAGATAAAACAGCAATTGAAAAGAAAATTGATTCTGAATATGCAATTTTGGAAGAGAGAAAAAGAAAAGCAGAAGAAATCAAACAGCAGGTGCAGGTGATTATTAATCGTGCGACCCCACGGATGCAGCGAATAATTAGATATAAATACTTAGAAGGATTGACTTGGAGACAGATATCCTTAAAGCTACATAATACAACAGAAGAAAGTGTCAGAAAAGAATTTGAAAGATTTCTCAAAAAAATATAAAAACGTCCGTTTTGTCCACATTGTCACAAAAAAATAGGATATAGTTATACTCGAGCAAGGTAGATGGTGCCTTGTGGTTTCCATAGGATGGATGCCTCCTTTTGTATAAAATAAGTGTAGCTAGAGAGAACCATATCGGTATACATCGATATGGTTTTTTCTTTTGTCAGAAAAAGGAGAGAGCAATGCCAATATACAAGCGATGTCCGCGTTGCCACAAAAGAATTTTGGAGGGGACAACCTGTCCTTGCCTGGTACAGCACCGTAAGGCACAGAAGAAGGAATGCAACAAGGACTATGATAGGTACAGAAGAAATAAAAAGAATGCAGAATTCTATCGTTCGAGAGCCTGGCAGATGACGAGTAATACTGTTCGAGCCAAGTATATGTATATGGATGCCTATGCTTTCTACAAGACGGGACACGTAACACCGTCTGATATGGTCCATCACATTGTACCGATTAACCAGGACTGGAACAAAAGACTTGATGTGTCCAATCTCATCCCTCTGTCGAACAAAAGCCACGCAGAAATACATGCCAGGATGAAGAAAGAGGATGAAAATTTGGTAAAAAGAGAGCTTCATATATGTCTAAAAGAATTTGAGAAGAAGTGGATTGTAAATGGGGTGGGGGATATGTAAAAGTTTTACAAAATCCTACAGACCGCATGCCCCTCTCTTCTTCTCACAAAATTCTAAATAAAAATTTCAAAAGCAGGAAGGAGGGAGAAAATGGCAAAAAATAGAAAACCACTAGGGATGCAAAAAGGGAACCTGACAGTTGAGCAGCAGGAGAACAAAAAGCAGGAAGAAGCAATGATAACAACTGGAAAGGAAATGTTGGAAAAACCGCCATCCTGGCTGATTGATGCAAAAGCAAAAAATGAATTTAAGAGGCTCGTTTCTGAATTCGAAAAAATGCAGATTGATGTGATTGGAAATCTGGATGTCAATAATCTTGGATGCTATTGTAATGCCTTTTCATCCTATATTTCTGTGACAAAAGAACTGAAAAATAAGGATAAAGTTATCGAAAAACATACCGAAAGGGGAAGTTTTTTAATAAAAAATCCGTTGTTGGATGTGCAAAAACAGTATTCAGAAGAAATGAGAAAATTCGCTGCTATGTGTGGATTAACGATTGACTCCAGGCTAAAAGCCGCAACGATTGCCAGAGAGGGGATTGATAATGACATTAAAGAGGAGTTTGGTGACATTTGACGGTAAAGACCCGCCTGATCAGATATGCAAGGGATTGTATCAGCGGCAAAATAATCTCAGGAAAAAAGCATATATGGGCGTGCATGAGATTTCTGCAGGATGTGGAGCGGTCAGAAAATAAAGATTGCTCTTTCTACTGGGACGAAGAAGAAGCACAGAAAATCATAAAATGGTTTCGGTGTTTGAGACATTCAAAAGGCGTTCTCGCAGGAAAGCCGATAGAACTTACGGCCTGGCAACAGTTTCATCTATGTCAGCTCTACGGCTGGAGAAGAAAAGAAAATGGTTATAAGAGATTTAAAAAGAGTTTTGTCGAAGTGGCCAGAAAAAATGCAAAGTCCCAGGAAGAAGCAGGGGTAGCCTTATATGAAATTTCGGTTCAGGCCACTAAGAATGGCGAAGTCTATGAATATTATACAGCAGGAGTAAAACGAGACCAGTCGAAAGTTGTTTTTGATGAAGCAAAATTAATGCTGAATAATTCCCCGCTAAAGAAAAAATTTAAAATCACCAATATAGCCATTACCCATATAAAAACAGGCAGTTTTATTAAAACGTTATCAAAGCAGGATGGAAAAGAAGGAGATGGAAGTAATCCGGCCGGACTGATCATTGATGAATATCACCAGCATAAAACGACAGATTTTCTTGACCTTGCACTTGGATCCAACACAAAAGAGCCGTTATTGATGATTATCACAACTGCCGGTATGGATCTAACATACCCCTGCTATACACAGGAATATGACTATTGCGGAAAGGTACTGAATCCGGACATTGATATCACGAACGATGAATATTTGATAGATATTATGGAACTGGATGCAGAAGATGATATCAACAACGAAAAAAACTGGTATAAAGCAAATCCTATCCGAATGACATACAAAGAAGGCCGCGAAAAAATCAGAGGCGATTATGAGATCGCTAGGATCGTACCGGAGAAAATGATTGCATTTTTAACAAAAATGATGAACATTTGGGTACAGCAAAAAGAGAACGGTTATATGAACATGGCAAAATGGAAAGCCTGCGAAAGAAAGGAGTTTCCGATTGATATAATTGGAAAGTCTGTTTATGTTGGCTTTGATATGTCTTCCAAGATTGACCTTACATCAGTCGCATTTGTTATCCCATTTCGAAATAGGAGATCGGATGCAAGCGGCCGGGAAATGACAGAATACATAGTTATTACACATTCTTTTATCCCAAACAGAGAAAAATTAATGGAGCGAGTATTTCTTGATAAGGTCGCATATGATGCTTGGGAAAAGGAAGGCTTTATTACAGTCACGAATACGGAAGTTGTGGACCAGAACGTAGTTATGGACTACGTTCTTAATTTCTGCAGAGAAAACCACCTGACGATTGAATGCCTTTGTTTCGATCCGGCGAATGCCGGAAAGATCATGCTTGACATGTCGAATGAAGGGTATGACGTTGAGGAAGTATATCAGAGTCATAAATCATTAAACGAATCTACACAGGGCTTCCGCGAATGTGTGTATATGCAGGCTGTCTATTATTTATATAATCCAGTTTTGAATTTTGCCATGAGTAATGCTGTCATTCGACAAAACAATGGACTAATTAAGATAGATAAGGATGCAACAAAGAAAAAGATTGACCCTGTAGATGCGATCTTGTGCGGATTTAAACTTGCGCTGTATCACGAATTTGGAAACACGCAGCAGGAATATCTTGATAGATTTTTAGAGGAAGAATGGTAAAATGGGAATTTTTAATAGCATAAAAGATACAATTACAAACTGGAGAAGAGGCTCTCCAACAAAAGGTATGAGCGAGGAAGATTTCGCGGAGTGGCTGGGAATCGGCTATAGAAATAAAAGTGAACTGCGTGAGGTGACGTACTATACTTGCATGAAAGTACTTTGCGAAACTATGGGAAAGCTGCCTATCAAAGTTTATGAAGATGTGCCAGGGAGAGGAAGGGTAAGAGCAGAACCGGACGATATATCCCGATTGTTGATGATCAGACCGAATCCACATATTACCCCGGCTATTTTTATGACAACGTTAGAAAACAACCGTAATCATTACGGCAATGGCTATGCATGGATCCAACGGAACGTTTCAAGGGCGGGTATCAAAACTCATGCAGTGTGGTTGATGCAGTCTAATTATGTTACCCCGATTTATGATAATCGTGGAATCTTCGGGAAGATTGGCAAGATATATTATCAGTATACAGATCCTCTTGACGGAGAATATTATCTGTTTCCGGAAGATGATGTGATACATGTTAAAACGTCTATATCGATGGATGGTTACACAGGGATACCGGTCAGAGATATGATCGGAGATACCATATACGGAGCAAAGGACAGCCAGGATTATATGAGCAACCTCTATAAAGGCGGTTTGACTGCGGCGATGGCTCTGCAATATGTCGGAGAATTGGACGAAGGACATCTTGTAAAGCTTCGCAACAAATATGAAAAATACCTGTCAGGTCCATCGAATGCCGGAAAGATTGTTCCTGTTCCGGTAGGATTTCAGCTGCAACCTCTTAACTACAAATTAACTGATGCACAATTTTTTGAATTAAAAAAATACAGTGCTTTACAGATTGCTGGAGCTTTTGGAGTAAAGCCGAATCAGATCAACAATTATGAGAAATCGTCTTATGCGAATTCTGAGATGCAGCAGTTGTCATTCTTGGTGGATACAATGCTGTTTCCACTGAAACAATACGAAGAAGAATTTACATACAAACTGTACGCAGGTACAAATAAAGTTTGTAAATTCAATGAAAAATCAATCCTGAGAACAGATTCAGAAAGCCAGATGAGGCAGATTACTTCTGCAATACAGAATGGATTATATACCATAAATGAAGGAAGAGAATTCCTGGATAAAGAGCATAAAGAAGGCGGTGACCGCCTGCTTATGAATGGCAATTTTATTCCTGTTGAAATGGCAGGGCAGCAGTATGAGAAAGGAGGAAATAGCGGAAATGAAGAAAATTAAATTTATGAATAAAGACCGCAACGGCAAAAGATGCGAATGTGGCTTTATGGAAATCAAAAATCAGACGGAAGATTCCGCTGATTTATTTTTTTATGGCGATATTGCCAGCGAGACTTGGCAGTCCAGTTGGTATGAGGACGACATGGCACCGGGTGACGTAAAAGAATTTCTGGATAATCTGGATGGAGTGTCCTCTATTAATATTCATATCAATTCTGGTGGAGGAAGCGTTTTTGGCGGAATTGCTATCTACAATATGCTTAAAAGAAATTCTGCACAGAAAACAGTTTATATTGATGGTATAGCAGCCTCTATCGCATCAGTCATCGCAATGGCAGGCGATAGAATCATTGTTCCGGCAAACGCAACTATGATGATTCATAAACCATCAAATTCTTATTTTTTTACAAGTAAAAATGCAGATGAACTTCGCAAAGATGCTGATACTCTGGACAGATGCCAGAAAGCAATCATTCAGACTTACATGACGAAAGCAAAAGTCAGTGAAGAAGAAATCAATCAGAAAGTAAATGAAGAATCCTGGCTTGTGGGAGATGAGATTGCAGAACTGTTTGACGTAGAAGTAGAAGAAAGCAATTCTGCAGCGGCTTATGCAGGGAGCTTTTTTACAGATTCGTACAAAAATGTGCCCCGAAATGTTTGTGAAAAGAAAATGGCAGTACCAGAAACGGCAAGCTGGGAAGAGATTGAAAAAGCGATTGCAAGAGCGGTACAAACCGGGATAAAAGACGGATTAGACCGGGAGAACAAGAAAAAAGAGCTGTTAGCCAGCTTAGAGCAATATGGAGAAAGGGATTAGAAATGGATAAGAAAAGAGAATTAGCAGCAAAGATTAATGAAAAGAAAACTGAAATCCGCAATCTTATAGCAGCGGACAAACTGGCAGAAGCGACAGAAGCGGAAAAAGAACTGAAAGATTTACAGAAAAAATATGATATGCTCGATGCGCTGGACAAAGAAGACTTAGAAGAAGTGAAAGCACAGGCAGCAGCAGGAAAAGCCGGAGACTTCGGCAAAAAGAATTCGATTGTAAAGACTTTCGTAAATGCAATCCGGTCTGGAATCAGAAGAGAACCTGTATCGAAGGAAGATATGGAAATTCTTAATTCTATGAGAGAAGGCAGTGATCCGGATGGTGGTCTAACCGTTCCAGCAGATATTTCCACGCAGATTCGAGAATTAAGACGTTCAGAAGATGCCCTTGAGAATGAGGTGACTGTTGAGAACACATCAAACATCAAAGGAAGCAGGGTTTACGAGGTAAATGCAGACAGTGTACCGTTTGATACCATTGACGAAGAGAGTGTTTTCCCAGATGTTGATACTCCTGTTTTAAAGAAGGTTGAATATGCAGTCAAGAAATTTGGCGGTATCTTAAAAGTTACATATGAGCTTTTAAAAGATTCTGACACCAATATTATTGCATTCCTCACGAACTGGGCAGCAAAAAAATGTCGTGCAACAAGAAACAGTCTTATTTTGAAGAAACTTAATGAAATGACTTCTGGATTTGAGGTTGAAGTGACGGACGTAGATGGCCTGAAAAATATTTTTAACGTAGAACTTGATCCAGCTATAGCAGCAGGCTCAAAAATCATTACAAACCAGAGTGGTTTTAACTGGCTTGATAAGCTCAAAGACAAAGACGGTGATTATATTTTACAGAAAGACCCGACACAGCCGACAAGACGGCTCTTGTTTGGTTCTTATCCGGTAAGAGTTGTCTCGAATAGAACAATCAAGAATTCAGCCGGAAAAGTCCCTCTGTATTGTGGTAACTTAAAGGAGGCTCTTGTTTTATTTGACAGAGAAAATATGACGATTGATATTTCTGCAGAAGCTGGAGACCTGTGGAAAAAAGACCAGACAGGAATTAAAGTCAGAGAGCGATTAGACTGCCAGATTATTGATGATTGTGCAGTTGTCAAAGCAGAAATCCCGGCAACAGCAATCAGTGAACCAACAAGAAAATACAGACGTTCACAGCTTGAAGCGTTAAGTATCGAAGAGATCAAGAAAATTGCGACAGAAAAGAGCTATTCCATTACAAAGGAAACAAAAGAGGAAATTATTGAGGAGTTCTTAAAGGCGCAGAAAGGATGATAAAGAATGGATCCCCAGCAGCGAATCAGAATTTTATCAGAAGCAGCGGAATTCTTAAAAGTTGAAGAGGATGATTCCTCACTGGGGATTATCCTTGATGCGGCAGAGGAAACGCTGAAGAACGCAATAGGAAATATTGATATTGACAACAGTGCGAGAGTGAAACTTGCACTGTTTTTATTTATGCAAAATATGTATGATAACCGTACCCTGCTAGAAAGCAGAAACGGTGAGAAAATGTCTAATATCATGAAAACAATTATCTTGCAATTGCAATTAGAAAACTGGAGTGATGAATCATGAGAAACCCAGGGCAGATGAACAAAAAAATTGAAATAATCGCAATGGGATTTTCGAAAGATGAATTGAATCAGGAAATTCGAAAAGAAATAGTAGTTGCAAAAGTATGGGCGAAAGCCAGACTGATCCAGTCTTCGGAAAATACAAAAAATTATAAGAACGAAGGCAGTCATGAGATGCAGTTCGAAATAAGGTACCGGAAAGGGATTGATAAAACAATGAAAATCCGTTATCGAGGAGAATTGTATTGTATTGATTATATAGAAAATGAGAATGAAGCAGATAAGTTTCTTGTTCTTCATGCGAGAACAATCGAAGAAGCAGGTGGTGCGAATGTCGATGGAATTGGATTTTGATGAAAAATCCTATAAAGAATTAATGCAAGCCCTTGAAGATGTCTCAAAAAACTGTCCGGATTATATTGAAAAGACGTTAAAAAAAGAAGGACAGGATTTCGTAAAAGCAGTAAAAAAAGAAGCTAAATCAGCCGTAGAAGAACATACCGGAAATCTGACAAAAGGATTCCGATTAGGTTCGGTGCAAAATGTTGCCGGATGCTATACGATTGATTTTATGGCAGAAGGAAAGAAAAATCCACATTGGCATCTGATCGAAAAAGGACATGAAATGAAAATACCATATACCAGAAAAGGAAAACCTAGATCAGATGGCGGACAGATTACAGGATTTGTTCCTGGAAGGCAGATTTTAAGACCTGTTTTAAAAGAATGGGATAAAGAGCATGGAAAACGAGTAGAACAGACACTTGAAAAATTGAAGGAGGATGGCAAGCTGTGATTTCAGAATATGATATTAAAAAAGCGGTAGTTGACACTCTCCGAAGAAATTTCGAGTATCCTGTGTACGAATTTGGATTAGTCGAAGGAATGAAATTTCCCTGCCTGTTTGCGAGAGTATGGGGAAAAGGAGAAATAGAGACAAGGAACATATATCATCAGGATTATACAGTGGAAATTGTGATGATGTATGAGAAAAATGAAAAAGGAACAGAAGCTGCTGTGTTAAAAGATATGAAAAAAATGAGACAGGTATTTTTGACACATCTAAAAACAGAACAGAGGTTACTTCCGGTGTCAGACTTTGACACCGATTATACTGGAGAACGAGGCAATATTCCTCGTTTTTTATTTAATATTGATTTTTTTGAATCATTATATAAAACAGAAGCAGAAGAAATGATGAAAACAGCAGAAATTAATTTTGTGAAGGAGGAATAAATATGGCAATGGGAATGCCTAGTGTCAATGTGATATTTCGTGAACTTGCAAGAACAATAGGAACAAGAACAGACAATGGGATTGTTGCGCTTGTTTTGGAAAATACAAAAGAAATGGACATAAAAGAGTATTGTCCTGGTGATGAAATTGATAAAGATATTGATGAAACAGCAAAAAAACAAATTGAATTTGCACTAATCGGAGGCAGAGAAAAACCTCGCAAAGTGATTTGTGTATTCTGTAAAAAAGAATATGAAGATTTAGAAGCTGCTTTAAATAAATTGGAAGCAATTTCTTTTAATTATCTTGCGTTTGGTTCAGAAACTACAGGGAAAACAGAGACAATTAAAAATTGGATTGTTGAACGCAGAAAGAATGGAAAAAAGGTGAAAGCGGTCCTTCCGGGAGTAAAAGGAGATTCGGAAGGAATTATTAACTATACAACAGAGAGTGTGACTATTGGAGATACGACATACGGGCCGGCATTATTTTGCTCCAGAATTGCAGGAATCCTTGCAGGAACCCCCCTCACACAATCAGCAACCTACACGATATTGTCAGATGTAAGTGATTGCACAAAATATTCAGAAAGTGAAATGAATTCAAAAGTAAATACAGGAGAACTGATTATTTTCAGAGATGGAAATACAATCAGATTGGGACGTGCAGTTAATTCATTTACGAGCGTAACCGAAGAGAAAAGTGAGATTTATTCAAAGATAGAGCTGGTCGAAACAATGGATGAGGCCTCTACAGATCTTGTGCAGACGATTAAAAACAATTGGCTGGGACAGTATAAAAATTCCTACAATAATAAGTGCCTGCTTATTTCTGCTTGTCAGGAATATTTAGATGAATTGATAAAAAAAGATATTTTTGAGTCAGCAACCATCGGGATTAATGTAGCTGCGAATAAGAAATTTCTCGAAGAAAAAGGAATTGATACGACTGTTATGACAGAAGAAGAGATTAAGAAAGCAGCAACAAATCAGTTTGTATTTCTGAAAATTACAGGGAAAATGCTTGAAGCGATGGAAGATTTTGAAATTGAATTTACAATCTAAAAAGGAGTGTAGATATGAGCAAAACATTTAAACCAGAAGATGTAATCAATGGTACCTGGGGAGAAGTTTGGGTAGACACGGACTATATGGCACAGGTGACTGCATTGCAGGCTAAATTTAAATTAACGAAAACCGATGTGCAGCAAACAAGAACCCTATCAAAGGGACAGAAAATTACAGGGGTAGAAGGAACAGGGACAATGAAATTAAATCATACGTCCTCTTATTTTGTGTCAAAAACGCTTGCGGATATAAAACAAGGGAAAAGTACCCCTGTTACAATCACATCTAATTTAGATGATCCGGCTGTAGAAGGAAACGAAAGAGTTAAACTGACTGGAGTAACCTTCGATGAAGTAACATTAGCTGACTGGGAAGCTGGGAAATTAGGAGAGGAAAGTATCCCATTTACTTTCCAGGATGCTGAACTGATTGATGCAATTCCAGATTAAATTGAAAGGAGCATATATTTATGAATTTAGTTGAAAAATTATTAAGTGTAGATAAGAAATTATTAACAGAAGAGATCACACAGGAATATGAAAGCCGCAACATGAAAAAACTGACTGGGGATGGAACGATCACTATCAGAAGAATCCGTGATAGAAAAATGAATGGGATTAAATCTATGTGCATCGGTTCGGACGGACAGTACAATGGGCAGATTTTTGATGTCAAGCTTATGACGTTAGTAGAGGGAATTGTATATCCATCCCTAAAAGATGAAAACTTGATTAATCATTTTGGAGTGGCCACTCCGAAGGAATTGGCAGAACTCTTATTCAACGGAGAAACCGATGAGATTACAGATGCAATCGAAGGGGTTGGAAAAGAAGAAAATGTTGAGGCTATTGTAAAAAACTAATTTATGCAGACGGCGAAGTCAATACAATGTACTGGCTTTTCCGTCTGCATAATATTTCACCCCGCATTTTTTGCGAGATGGGAGAGTACGAACGGCAGATAATGACTGCATTTATCAAACAGGAAATCGAGGACATAAAAAAGGAGAGTGAGGAATAATGAGTAAATTTGTAGATGCGACTCTGCGATTGTTTGACAAGTTTTCTTCGCCTCTTAGTAAGGCTGTACAAAATATGCAGCAACAGTCCCGCAAGATAAATAAAATATCTAATGATATTAAAAAGGCTGGGAAAAGTGTAGAGGGAGTAGGAAAAAGCCTGACAAAAGGTGTAACTGTACCGATTGTAACTGTTATGACTGCGTCTGGAAAAATGGCAGATACTTTTGAACAGAATCTGGGCCAGGTTAATACACTTTTGGACAACCATAGTCACTTGGAAAGCTATAAAAATGCAGCGTTAAAAACATCGAATGAAACTGGATTGAATCTCGATACGGTTACACAAGGTGTTTATCAGATGATTTCTTCGATTGGAGATTCCGGAAAAACAACAGAAAAAATTTTTAACACTTCTGCAAAGGCGGCAAAAGCCGGAGGAGCGGAGGTATCAGAATCAGTTTCCTTGATATCTTCAGCGATGAAAGGCTATAACAGTATTAATAACGAAACAGCTAAAAAAATATCTGATATGGCTTTTCAGACACAGAAATTAGGTGTTACCACATACAAAGAATTAGCTGCAAGTATGCAGCCATTATTTCCGCTTGGAAATGCCCTGAATGTCTCTTACGAAGAACTGTTTGGTTCAATGGCTACCCTTACCGGAGTAACAGGCAATACAGCAGAGGTAACTACCCAAATGAAAGGGGTATTTACCGGATTGATGAAGCCAACGGATGCCATGAGCAACTTAATGGAGAAATACGGCTATAAAAACGGAGAAGCCATGATTAAAGCAGAAGGCATGGCTGGTGTATTAAAAATCCTTAAAAAAGAAACTGGTGGCCAATCCGATAAAATGGCAGCGTTATTTAGTAATTCCAGGGCTTTAACTGCTGTGCTGGCTTTAACAGGAGCGCAGTATGATACCTTTGTGGATAAATCAAAGAAAATGAAAAAAGCAACTGGGTCTACGGATGAAGCCTTAAAAAATATGCAGACTTCCATGACAAAAATCCGAAAAGTCATTAATATTGTAAAAAATGCAATGACGATCTTTGGGGAGAGTGTTTTGCAAGTTGTTGTTCCGCCTGCTACAAAATTAGCAAACAAGGTACAAGATTTAACGGAGAAATTTTCTAAATTAGACCCAAAACAAAAAGAACAAATAGTTAAGATGGCTATGTTTGCAGCGGCAATAGGCCCAGTACTGGTTGTACTCGGAAAAGCAACCCAGGGTGTAGGAAAATTTATTAAAACAATAAATGGAATTGGCACAGGGATAAAGAAAGCAGGAAGCTTTATGAAGTGGCTTGCAAGCCCTGGCACGATTGTTGTGGCTGCCTTGATTGCGATTGTTGCAGCAGGAATCCTGGTTTATAAAAACTGGGACAAGATTGTTGCGGGCGCAAAGAAGATGGGAAAATTCATCAAACAGACAATGTCTGATGCCGGGATTGACGTAGAAAAGTGGGGGAAGAAAATCAACGAGGTACGTGCTTTTGCTTCTTCTGGATTCAAGATTATCAAACAGGTCATTTCGGATTTTGCTACGATTCTAACACCCGTTGGAAAATTAGTTTTATGGTTACTAAAAACAGCCTTCATTGTTGGCTTGAAAGCAACTATTGTGACAATAGCAACCTGGGCACAAACAATAATTGATAAGGTACATGGGATAACATTAATCTTTAAAGGATTAATAGAATTTATATCTGGGGCTTGTACTGGAAACTGGGAAAAAGCATGGAAAGGTATGAAAAAAATATTTTCCGGAGTATTTGAATCGTTGCCAGGAATTATAAAAACACCGTTAAATTCTGTTATTTCGCTCGTGAATCTTGCAATATCAGGGATTAATAAACTGAACTTCACCGTGCCAGATTGGGTGCCAGGACTTGGCGGAAAAGGATTTGGAGGATTTAATATTCCACAAATCCCACATTTAGCTAAGGGTACGCAAAATTGGAGTGGTGGAGTTGTACAAATTAATGAAAAAGGTGGAGAGATTGTCGATCTGCCACGTGGCACGAGGGTATATCCTCATGATCAATCAGTTCGTATGGCGAAATCGGAGGGAACGAAAATATATCGTTTTGAAAAGATTGCCGATACAGTGGTTGTAAGAAAGGAAGAGGATATTGACATGATTGTGGATAAAATTGTGGATAAATTGGAGGCAATTCCATGCTAAAGGAGAATGAGAGATGGAAATATGGTTGAATAATGGAAACGATAAAATCAGATTGCCTATACTGCCTTCTTCTTTTACGGTTGAATCTTCACAGCAAAATACATCACAAAATGTACATAGAAAAGGAGAAGTAAATCTGCTTGGAAAAAGGAATTTGAAAACTATAGAAATAAGTTCTTTTTTTCCGAATCATGATTACCCTTTTTGCCAGTATCATGGATTTAAAAAGCCGTATTATTATGTAAAAAAAATAGAAGGCTGGAAGGATTCTAATGTCACTCCCCGGTTAATCATAACCGGGGATGCAGATATTAACATGGAGGTATCTATAGAATCATTTAAGTATGGAGAAGATGATGCCACTGGAGACGTAAGTTTTACAGCAAGTCTCAAGGAATATGTGATTGTAAAATATTCTACACCGGCAAAAAAAACGAACACAAAAACAGGGAAAAAGGTTAATAAAAAGGTTAGCAAGACTCTCCGTGCATTACTGAAAAAAATAAAGAACAAAGGTAGCATTTATACAGTAAAAAAAGGAGATACCCTTTTGAAAATTGCAAAAAAGAAAACTGGAAAATCTTCAAACTGGAAAAAAATATATACATTAAATAAGAACATAATTGAAAAAGCGGCAAAAAAACACAAAAGGAAATCTAGTAATAAAGGTAAATATTTATATGCTGGAACGAAGTTGGTGATTCCTAAATGAGTGTAAAAATTAAATGGAACGATAATGACATTACAGATATAGTAGCAACGATTACTTGGGCTGGAAGTGCCTATTCAGCAGCAAGATCAGTCGAATTCACATTATTAAATCCAGCTGGAGATTCACATTTTTCTATCCCTACACCTGCATTAGGTGATGTAATAAAATTGTATGATGATAAAAATTTACTTTTTTACGGGAAATTAATAAAAAGAAGTCGGACAGGGGAAGCCGGAACGAAACCTTTTTTAGCTTATGATTTGATGTGGTATCTCTTAAAAAATAAAGCGACTTACAAATTTCGGAAGAAAAAACCAGAGCAGATTGCAGCATTAGTCTGTAAGGATTTAAAAATCAAAACAAAAAATATAGCGAAAACAAATGTAAAAATCTCAAAAATTTTTTTTCAAAATCGTGAATATTACAACATAATCCTTGCTGCTTATACAAAAGCGAAGCAGAAAAAAGGGATTAAATATCAGCCAATCATGGATGGAAAATATTTTAGCGTGATAAAAAAAGGCTCTTTGATAGATTTGGAAATCTATCAAAATGAGGGGATTACAGAAAGTAGCTATGAAGAAAGCCTGGAATCAATGGTAAATAAGGTTGTTATCTACAATTCAAAGAATAAAAAGATAGGAACCGTATCAAATAAAAACTGGGTAAAAACATATGGAACTATGCAGGACTCCATTTCTGTTGACAAAGGAAACGGACAGAAACAGGCAAAAAATACTTTGGCAGGAATAGACAAAAGTGCCTCTATTACAGCAATTGGGGATTTACGTTGTCTGGCCGGATATGGATTAAAGATACACGATACCGATAGTGGGCTGAGCGGCACATTCTGGATTGAAAACGATACGCATACTTTTGAGAATGGTGTACATATGATGACACTTGAACTGGCATTTAAGAACGTTATGGAAACGGAATCAGGAGACAGTGAGAGTAAGAGTAAGAGTTCTTCATCCGGTAGTAGGACTACTTCATCCGGAATTCTCAATGGGAAAAAGGTACCTGCATTATTTACAGCATATTATCCTTCGAACAGCAAAATGGAAGGAGGATTTACAGATTGCCGTGGAAAAAAACTAGATCCGTCAAAGTATACATGTGCAGGACCTAAGAGCTTGAAATATGGAACAAAAATACAGGTTTTGGGGACTAAAACCAGTAGAGATAAAAAAGTTCACACCGTGAATGATGTAGGAGGAGCTATTAATATTGTAAATGGCCGTTATCATTTTGATATACTCATGAGCTCAGCTGCACAGTGCAACAGATTCGGGAAACGGTATGGCTACGCTATAATCGGAAATGGTACAGGCTATAAACAAGTAAGTAGTTCCTCATCGAAAAGCAATAGTAAAGCAGATAAGGTTATTGCGAAAGCAAAAAGTTATATCGGTAAGGTTCGCTATAACATGGGGTCATCTTCGCCGGATAGCGGTGTATCTGATTGTAGTGGTTTTACCCAGCACGTTTTTCGTAAAGCGGTAGGAAAAGAAATTGGCCGTACAACTTCAATTCAAGTAACAAAAGGCCAGAGAGTTTCCAAAAAAAATTTAAAAAAAGGGGACTTGGTACTTTTCCAAGGGACGTATCGTCCGGGAGTGTCTCATGTCGGTATTTATATTGGCAACTCTAAATTTATTCATTGTTCTAGCTCTGGCGGTGTCAAAATAAGCAGCCTGAATAAAACCTATTATGTACAACACTGGATGCAAGGAAGGAGAATACTTTGAACGCTTATGAGAGACTATTAGAAGTAATGAGAAAACAAGGAAAAAAAGATAACCCTTCTTCTTTGCAGTTAGGAAATTATGAAACCGGAAAAGTAAAACTGGATAATCAGACATTAGATGCAGATGATTATTTGATTGCAGAAGGCTTGGTTATGAATGAAGGGGATATTTTGCTGATATATCAAATAGACGATACTCAATTTGTGATCATATGCAAGGTGGTGAATGGAAATGTTTCCGTTTGAAGAAGAATTAGAAAATGAATTCGATGAAGAGGAAGAAGAATACTATCCGGTTGAATATGAGATTGATTTTTCAACAGGGAAACTAACTGGAAGAAAAGTATCTGGTTCTAAAGCGTTGGCAGTATGGGCGTATTTAGCCTTACAAATTGATCGCGGAGAATTTTATACATATTCGGAAGATTATGGATGTGAACTAAAAGAACTGATTGGATATAAATACTCACAAGAATTTTTGCAATCCGAAGTAAAAAGAATGATAAAGGATTGTCTCACAGTAAATCCGTATATCACGGATATTGAGAATTTAGAGATTACACAAACGAAAAGTTCACTACATATTTCGTTTAAAATCCTTACTGATTATGGAGAGGAGGAGATGGAAACAGATGTTTGAAGAAATGACATTTGAAAACATCATGTCAACTATGATGGAAGATATGCCGGATGGCATAGATACATCCGAAGGTAGCTTGATTTATCATGCTTGTGCTAAATGTGCAGCCAGATTAGAAGAAGCATATACAGACTTATCACGACTCAATGACAATATGTATCCCGATACTGCTGATCTGGAGCATTTAATCCTCTTTGGACAAGAACGGGGTGTGTATATAGAAGATGCCACAGCAGCTGTATTTGAAGCACAATTTAATACAGCTGTTGAAATCGGAACGGAATTCTCCGGAGACGATTACAATTATATTGTTACAGAACTGATTGATGACACAGAACATAGATACCGCCTAGAATGCGAAGAAGACGGCTCAGAGCCAAATGGATGGCTTGGAGAATTAATGTGCATTGATGATGTAGAAGGACTTGAAACGGCTGTATTAAAGCGGATACTAGTAGAAGGAAAAGATGAAGAAGATGAAGAATCTTATCGAATGAGATTATTAGATTCTTTTGAAATAAAACCTTTTGCTGGAAACAGGGCTTATTATTTACAAGAGATTAAAAAACTCGATAATGTAGGAGGCATTAAAGTATATAGAAGAACCGGAACAAATATCTCAGTCGTAATTATTACAGCTGACTTTCGTAAACCTGATGAAAATACTGTAAATAATGTGCAGACACAGATTGACCCAGTGCAAAATAAAGGTGAAGGGACAGGAATAGCACCTATTGGGCATTGCGTTGTGGTAACAGGAGCTTCTGAATATAAAGTAAATGTATCATCAAATATTGTTTACAAAGATGGGTATACAAGTGAAGGTTTAAAATCTCAAATTGAAGATGCAATCGAAATTTATATGTTAGATTTAAGGAAAAAATGGGAAGACTCTGATCATATTATTGTGAGAGTATCAGGAGTAGAAAATGCAATCTACAACGTTGAGGGAGTTGAGGATGTAAATAATGTTCTCCTGAATAAGAGTGCAAGCAATGTAGAATTAGATGAGAATGCAATTCCTGTAAAGGGGGAAATTGTATGCAACTAGAGTATCCGGCAGTCATTCTGAATATTGATGAAATCGCACAGATTTATAAAACAGAAGAAAAAACAGGAAGTAAACTTGAACAAGACATTGAAAGCGTTGAACAAGATATTTTTGTAGATAGTGCAACAAAAAAAGGAATAGCACAAAGAGAAAAAATATTAAACATAATTCCTCAAGATACAGATACATTAGAAGAACGAAGATTTAAAGTAAAAACAAAGTGGAATGATCAGTATCCGTATACTTATGGAGATTTATTACAGAGATTAGATATTCTACTTGGGAAAGGAGCATATACAATCACACTTTCGTCAGACAAAATGGAAATGACATGTATGTTAGAGCTGAAAGTTGAAAAAATGTATGATGCATTCAAAAAAATGGTTGAGGAAATTGTACCATTGAATATTATTCTAAGCTTCGGACTTAGATATTCGCAAAATAAAGAGTTAGAGAAATTTTCCCATAATAATCTTAAAAAATTTTCCCATACAGATATTAAAAATCGAAAGGTGTTAGGTGAATAGAAATGTTAAAAACAAAGAATTTCCAGTTTCCAAAACCGGAACCAGAGGATTTTTATGATATTGCAATTTTTAATCAGGTCATGGATACATTAGACGAAAAACTGCAGAATATAGTAAATGAATTACATACCGCTCAAAATCATGTAGACAATAAAAAAAATCCTCATGGAGTGACAAAGTCCCAAGTTGGTTTAACGAACGTTGAAAATAAATCCAGTGCAACGATAAGAAGTGAAATAGATACTAAAAATATTGAAAATGCACTTGGATATACTCCTGTGAAACCGGAAGCTATAAAAAATATAGGAAAAATAGAAACTTTATCAGGAACATACAAAAAGACTTACTATTATGAAGAATATGTAGATTTTGAAACAGACGGCATTACAGGGTGGACAAAAACACTATCAATAAGTGCAAGCGGTGCAGTATGTGTTGCATTTTCTAAAAATAATACAAATGAAATGTTTGGGGCAGTTGTGGTACAAGAGACGCTAAATACTTCTAAGATTAAAGTAACTACTGTATCGGGTAAGCATTATGTGACGGCAGGAATTGTATTTTTAATTTTTACAAATTAAACAGGAGAAAATCATGAAACCGATATTACATTTTATTATAAACAATCAGATTATTGAGCGGACGGATACTTTTGTACCAGTTCGGGGTAGTAAGAATTATTTATATGCAGAATTTGAGTTCCAGACGGACGATTGGGATGGCAAAAGCAAAACAGTATTATTCCGTATCGGAAATAATGAACCTATTCCGATTTTGCTTGGAGAAACAAATACCTGTCTTGTACCGGCAGAGGTCCTTCAAGACACATCATTTTCTGTGTCAATCATTGCAGGTAATCTTATTACTGCAAACATTGTTACAGTTAAATTATACGAGTCAGGATACCGTACAGGAGATATTCCAGAACCTTCACAAACCTTATACGAACAGTTAATGACAGCGTTTGGCGAGGCGAAACAGACAGTAATTGATAGTGCGAAAGAGTCAGAGTCCTGGGCACATGGCCATACAGATTATCCTGACCGAAAAAGAGATAACGCGGCATATTATGCCTCCTCGGCAAAAGATGCAGCGGAAAAAGCATCAGAAAGTGTAAGAACCGCAGCAACGCAGGCGATTTCTGATATTTCTACAGCTAAATCCGAAGCAACGCAGGCGGTAACGTCGGAAGGAGCAAAGCAGTTAAAATCTGTAACAACCGCCGGAGAAGAGAAAGTCACGAGCATGACACAAATAAACACCGAATTTGACACAAAAAGTTCTCAAGCATTGAATGATTTACAAACAAAAAAAGACACTGCTGTAAAAAACATTAAAGAGCTTGCAACAGAAAAAACAGACGAGATTAACACGGCCGGCACAAGCCAGAAAAACGCAGTCAATACCGCAGGGGATACAAAAGTAAAAGCAGTTACTGATGAGGGTAATAAACAGAAAACAGCAATTCAGGAAGTAGCGGAACCGTTCTTAAGCGACATTAACCGAATCAATACAATGTTTAATTTGCTTGCTTATACGGATAAAGTGTATTCAATCGATATCCCGTTCTGGGAGACAACACAGGGCAGTGCAGGGATTAAATCGGATGATAATGCCGGATTAATTGCGTTACCTTCCACAGCCGCAGAACATCGTCAAAATGACTACGAGGAACTTCCATGGTTTAAGACGATCGATGTAAATGCTATTGTGGATGATAACGGAATCAAAAAAATCACAGCAGTAAAGGGGGATGATAATTTCTCAGAGACAGGCAGCGCAGACGTATTTGTGTGCGGACTTGCTTTCTACGAGAAATGGTCTAATCTCGGCAATGGATACGTGAGATATTCCCGGTGCTTTACCCCTCGTGAGGGATACGAATTAAACAAATTAGCATACAACTTAGACGGGACAAAGAATCCTTTCTTCCTGATCGCGAAATATCCGCTTGTTACAGGTGATGATGGTTTATTACATTCTCAGCCGAATAAACGCTGTGCATTCCGAACGAGTGATTCTACAACAGAAGCTATTTCAATGAATGATAGCATTGCGTGTATGAAGAAGCGCGGAAAGTACTATTCGCTAGCTACATTTTTAGATAATGGATATATCCAGACCACATGGCTATTGATGTTCGGAGATATCAGCAGTGATAAAACAATGACGGGATGCACTGGTAATAGTTTTCAGTTTGTTGCCTCGATTGAAAGCGATGAGTTACATACTTATTTTCCTGTTACAAATTCGCAGGCCTCCAGCATTGAAATCGGAAGCTATGTATCTGTCGGGCACGAATATATGAGCGGTTCAAGCCGTTCTAACGATAGATATGATAAGCGAATTCATGAGATTGCATTTGATGTTAAGGTTTTAAAAATTGAGACATTAGATGATAACAACAAGGCGGTTTATCTTGATTGTGATGCATTCTCAACGGTGCATCAGGAATCTGGAGATACACAATTAAGATGTATCATGTCCTCGATGCACTGGAGAACCGGATTTAATAAGGATGTGAAAGGACGAACAGGAAGCCCTTGTCCTACGGTCGCAGGCCTCACAAACAGACGATATCCTATTGTTTTTCAGGGCATCGAGATGCAGCTGGGTATGTATGAGATTATGTCCGGATTTAGCATCATTACTGGCGATAACGCATGCGAGATTTATGGATTAGCAGATGCAACAAAGGCGGTAACGGCTCCTAAACAGAATCAAGCAGGCTATATTAAGTTATCGGAGATTAGCATAACAAGTAAAAACGCATGGAACTATATTACGCATTTAAATTTTAAGAATGGATATCTATGTGCAGCAAGCTGTGGAGAAAGTGGTAGCGGTAGTTCGAAAGGATGCGGCGATGCGGTAAATCTGAGTGGTAGTGTCGGAGACACGAGAGAGCTCCTGTCGTTTGGCAATCTCTGGAACTGGGATGCCTGCGGGCTGTTCTTCCTGTTTCTGCCACTGGCTTGGGTACTGCGGGTGGTTTATCGGCGGTCGCCTTTCTGTCAACGCGGTTTTACAAGAGGGGTGAATTCCGCAAGG